CCCCCAAGTAAACCTCCGTAAAAATTAACAACATAACGTATGCCGCCAACTAACTTTTCGATAGTATCATTAACAACACTTAGTGCAGCCGAGGCAGCTTCTCCAAATGTCTCAAATGGGGTTACAGCTTTAAGGATGTCCTCCCCGATAGTGGATATTTGTGCAGTAAAATGATCTGCTTCAGCTATCAGTCCACCAAAAGTCTCTTCCTCGATAATTTTACCGGATTCCCTTGCTGCCTCTCTGAAGTCTTTAAAATTAGAAGCAAGCTTTAATGCTACTGCGCTGCCGCTGTCTCCTAGAACATTAACAGCAGCTTGAAACTGTAAGGCTGTTAAGCTTCCCTCATTCAGTCTTTTGCTTAAAGTATCAAAAAGTTCATCAGGCTTTTGATCTTTAATCTCCTGGAAGGTGAACCCAAGGTTCAGCAGATCAGGGCTAACAATTCCCTGAGCCTGCGCCGTAGCAATACCCTCAATAGCAGACCTGATAGATCCAGCAGCAAGCCCTGCTTCCTTTTCTGCAATTGCTAACTCTTGGGCGTTTTCATAGCTTGTCTCGATTGCCCTGCTTAATTTTTCTGCCTCATCTACATGATCACGAAAAGCAGCTAATCCATCAACAGCCTTTTTAAGAACAAAAGCAGCAGCTCCGGCAGCAATAAACCTTTTGGCTAATTTGCCAACTCCGGCATTGAGCTTTCCGTATACAGTTGAAGATTGCTCCCCGGAATCTTTAATCTTATTCGTCTCTTCCGTAACCTTCTTAGCCGCATTAACGGCATCTGAAGGATCACCCTTAAAGATAATATCTACGCTTTCAGTTGGCATCTTGTGACTCCATCTGTTGCATTATAAATTCTCTTCGAGCTTTTTGCTTGTCTGAGACAAACTCAAGCTTTCCATTTGCTACCATCGCACCAAAGCAGTCATTGACTGCCAGCTTATAAGGCAGGTTATTAATCTCATTACTGGAATAGCCCCATTGATTCATCAATATCCACCTTATTGTTTGCAACCAGGACATGCTTTTTTCAGCAGGACTTCCATCCTCCTCTTTTTTCCATAGATCATAGACAGCATTTTGCCATGCCCAGTATCTGTAAAACTCATTAAGCACCGCAATATGGAAAGCCGGAGCCTTGTTAAATTTTTTTCCTAATCTAGCAACAAACTTAATATGATCCTTTTGGCCTAGGTTATAATAAGCATCTAGCCAATCTTGTTTTAGCACCCACAGAGCCGAAGCCAGATCCCCTGCTAAAGGTATTTCATTCCCTTCCACTAACGGGCTGTCTAAACGACACAACAAGGCATAATGCCCGACAGTCATAGGCCATAAACGATACCGCCAGACCCTAATAGGGGCTGGCAGCATCATTTTAGCGTATGTGTGATTCCCAGTCACATTAGGAAATAGTGCTTAAAGCTCCCTTGTTGGCAGAAAGCGTATTTGCCGCAGCACTAATAGACCGAAGTGTCATGTTGCCGACCTTCCACCCTTGATTAGATCCTGTCACGGAGCCGGATATAAAATTATATGCACCATTCAGATCTGTGTTATCCATATTTTCCACAGTTATCTTGGCCATAAAATCAGGCATTAAAAGAGCCTTTGCATTAGCTACCGTTACTTGCTCCGATGGGCTAGTTGCACTTCCAAATTCAAATGTAATAGACAATTCAAACTGAGCATAAGCAAAAGCTTCAGATGTGAGCCTTCCGGTTTGATCGTATCCTTGCACTCCTCCCTGCATGGACGGCGTGTAAGTGTATCCTGTGATAATGCAGGCCCGATTAGCAGTTAATGTAGGCCATTCAGTGTCAGTGCCATCGTGGACCTTTATATTGCCGCCAATGCCATAAACTCTCGCCTGTGTGCCGTATAAATAACTCATGATTCTTTAAGGTGTTTTGATTTGAATGTTTGCTGTGACCGCAAGCTTTTCAATGAATCTTTGCTCTGATGGTTCACTGTTAATTGATAAATTATAAAAAACACTTGTCGACCCTTCCGGCCTGTAATTGTGGAGTTCCTCTGAAATCTTCCAGGCTACATCCCATCCACTTGTATTTTTCCCCCAGTCAGAATGATTAAATTGATCATTAAGCTGGATCTCCACCCTTATATTAGCCAGCCATGTATCTCTGTCAATCTGAGTGAATGATCCTGGCCGAACAATAATGCCAAATCCTACACGCTTTAGCCCTGCCTCGAGCTCATTAGTTATATTAGACCCCCTCCACAAATGAACCGGGATCTTGCCGGACTCGCCAACTGAGTTTGCTATAATCGGGATTTTAACAATCCGATCATAAATAAGCTGCTGTATGCCGTGGATGACGTTCATTAATAATTGATCGTATCAACATATCCACCGCTAAACTCAAACTTAGCCCGGTTTTCATCAGAGGTAGTTACAGGTTCAGCGATGCCAAAATTGCCTTGAGCAACATCTTTTAACCGCTGCATTGCCTCCTCAAAGCTATTCCTACGCTGCTCCCCAACGTCCAAAAGATCCCCACCAAGCCTTTTCCAGACCTCGACCACTAAAATATCAAGGGCAGTGCTTACAAGCGATTCTGGGACCGTTCCTGAGGGTCCTAGGGTGTATCTGCCGGAAGCATCAATATATCCCCTAACCATATTAACAACCCGGCTGATAGCCGGGGTGAGCAAATCCTCAAACGGTGGAGGATCCATAAGAGCAACCCCCTGATCTACTTCAATTAGTTCCCCTTGATCGGTCTGAAACAGATCCCCGGTTTCTTTCTGAAGTCTTCCGACAGACTCAACCTCAGAAGCAGCCATGACCTGATAGAGGTCATCTTTTGTTAAAGTTACCCAAGCCATCAGATTTTGCTGATCAAGGTTCTGATTATACCCCAAGTGCCATTAGCTTTTTGCATGGTCTTCTGGGTTTTCTTAATGATCGAAAGCTGATCCTTGAGATCGCTTTTGCTAAGTTCAGCTTTTACTGCCTGCCCAAACTCTATGGCATCAGTAGCAGCCTTTTTGTATTGGCGAGACTTCCACAACCCGGCAATGCTTAAAACTCCCAGGATCACTGACGAGATGAAACCGCCAACAGGTTGGGGGGCTACTTGGCCACCGATAGTGACTCCGGCCTTGATATTAGGCTTCGTAACCCAATTGGTGACTGTGGTTGGCACTCCATCAATAACCTCAGTTGATACCTCGGCTTCGTAAACAACATCACCAATTTTTTCCATCACGGCACAACCGCTTAGGATGTAAATCGCCATGATTAAATAGCCTATCTCAATCGCATGTTTCATCTTCTTTGTTTTTCTTTCTCAGAAACTCAATCCAAGCGGTTCCTGCTTTGGCTATCCCATAAGCCAGGGTTGATAATCCGATCCCTATCCTAATCCAGACATCCAGATCCGAGCCTGTCACGGTGAACCCGATCACTCCAATGAGCGTCACTTTCACCCCTTCTGTCCAGTGCTGCGCCATTGATCACGCCCATATCCTACGGGGTGTGGCAGGAGCAGGATCAACCAGGAATGAATCAAGGTGAGAGCTATCCTCGCCCTCTAGGCATCGAATATTTACGTGCCAACCGGGCTCCGCTACTGGGGCCTGGATTTCGTTGCCTTCTTCATCCCAGGATCCACCATTAAAGATTACTCCCAGGGTGTCGATGTTACGGAATTTAGGCCGATCCTCCCAATCGGTTTCAATCGGATTTTCTGGATCGGTGTTATCCCAAGCAATCGCCACTTTATCGTAGAGGTTAGCCTTGGCCTCATCTTCAGAGGCAAACTTAAGCATTAAATCGGTGTAGTGCATGATCAGAGATTGGTGGTCTGTTGTTAGCTAGTGAGAGCTTGGAGGTTGGTGTCGCTGAGTGCTTCACCGTAGAGGGCAATGCGCTTGATGTGGCCGTTGAGTTCGTAATTTGTCAGATAGCCTCCAATGTGCAGAGCCGGTGAATTAAATGCGGGTAGCGGACAAACTGTATCAGTGTTACCCAGCGTTCCGTTAGACGCTCCTCGATAGTCATTGGTATCCCATCTCGCGAAGACTGAGTAGTCAGTGCCTGATGTTACACCGGCTTCAATCGTTGCGTTAATCGTCGTGGCTCCAGCAACATCAGCAAACGCACCTAGATTGTCGCTAGCTACTCGTAGAATTAATGAATTTGACGATGCGTCTTTTACGGCAGCAACACCGTTACCTGTCGAGTTTTTCCCGTTCAGCCTGAAGTCTGCTCCCAAGCTAAACGCTCCACCCGTGTAGCCTATGTCTGCGGTAACGGCTGAGGCAGAATCAGCTGCTCTGGTGGCAGTGCTGCCGCTGGTTCCAGTGTCCACAAACGAACTGGCAAACGAGTTTGCCTCGACTTGCCAACCCCACAGAAGCACACCGCTGAACCCATCTCCAGCGTAGCTCGCAACTTGCTTAGCATAGATATACGGGCGCATTCCGGTTGGGCTGCTGCTAGTCGTTTCGGTCACCTGACACCGATACCAACCGTTGCCACAACTTTCGATGGCAGCTGTTGCAGTCCCCCCAGTGACGCTGACTGAACCGTCACCTGTCAGTGTAAAAGTTGCATTAATCGTGTTTGCAAAAGCGCTATACGAAGACGTTAGCCTGATGACTATATCTGAATATCCGGCTGCTTTAGCGTATACACTGATGGTATGGGGGGTAGAGCCACTGGGGGCTGAGCCAGCGTTGTTGTATGCGTAATGAGCTGTCGTTGTCGTGTTTGGAACAAAGTGCAGTGCTGACAAAGTTCCATCCGGTCCCACTGCTGAATTTCCAGTTGCGCTACCATTATCAACTTGCCACCGAACAACGCCGCTGCCGTTGACGCCGCCCTTGGAATAAGTATTTATGTTGGTCACCTGACCCTCAATGAGCAACCCTCTGCTGGACCCCATAGCTTCTGACGCTGAGTCTGTTGGGCTATACTCGAATCGAGGCTGACCAGCAGTGGACACGCTTTTGAGTGTGGGGGCATACTCACGGTGTATCTGCCCAGAGGTTTCGTTGAGGACGGTCTCTCCCAACGTGCTCATATTGATGCCCCAGATTGAAAAAGCATCGCCGTTTAGGCCAGCGTAGCCAGCCCCGTCACCGTCTGCGGCAGCTCCACCAATATTGAGGCTTTGCCCTGATGCGATAGCAGATGCTAATACAACTGTGCATTTGTAATAGCCGTTACCGCTGGAAGCGATTGATGCAGTTACGTTCGTCTGAACAGTGCCAACGAGACCGTTTTGTATATCAAACCAGCAATAACGGTTTGTGCCACCAACGTCTTTAGCTCGCACGTATATCCACTGTCTTCCGATGTATTTGACGAAGAAAGTTATCGTTGTCTCATCAGTCGGAGTTGCGCCAAACGTGTGGTAAATCCGGTGGTCGCTCGTTGCAGCATCCTCCGTCAGTTTATAGGCATCCGTGCCACCGTCTGGAGCAGTCTGACCCCCAGTGGGTGAGACCCCCTGTTTTGTCCAGTAGCTGCTGGAAATGTCAGAGCTATATTCAACGAGGTTCTGGCTAGACTCGTGTTTCTCATTGCTCCAGTAATGCACCGCCGATGGCGCAGCATAGGTGGGCGGCGTGTCTGAGCGGCTGAACGTGATGCGAGGGTCAATGCGGCCACCGTTGGCAAAGTCCGACTGGAAGACTGGCCTGACCGCTGGAAATGAATCTGAATATGCCATTGATGACCTCCGGTTTAGGCGTTGTCAGTTGGGGTAGCGTCTGATGCTCCATCTATGGTTAACCACCCAAATTTGAGTGCCGTTGAAAAATTGTGTTTGCTCATAATTAAACAATTTTTAAGGTTCCACCGTCTGACCATATTGTGCCAGCAGCTAGGCCCGCGCTGGATGTTGGTATGTTTGAGAATTGCGTGTTACCCGTCACCTCAAGCGTCTCGACCTCGGCGGTACCCATAGACACTCCGTCAGACGATTGGAATGCCATATCGCCCAGCATACCGTTGAGAGGAACCTCGTTTGGGGCTGTACCAACGTCAGGGATCTCAAGGGTTGTTTTGGCCTCATCCAGGGTCCCTTTGCCATCAAGGAGATTGACCACATCAGGAACCTTTTGCCAGATGGTGCCATTATAGACAACGGCATCGCCAGCCAGGAATGATATTGATCCGGCTCCAAAATTGACTGATCCAGAGTCAGATGCGTAATAGGTATCCCCTGCAGTGCCTGTCCCATTAGCCAGGGATGGAGTATTGCTTGAAGCAGCCCAGGTCCCTTTATAAGAAAAAGCTGCGGAAGGCAGTTGGCTAACCAGCACTTTGTCCCCGGCATCCAGGGTTGCTAGTTTATAAGTCGAAGGATCGGCAGTGTAAAACCCAGCGACAGCAGTGAGGAAATCAGCCCGGCTAATCCTGCGGGCTCCGTTAGCGGTTCCGCTCAATAAAATTAAATCATCCGATGCAGGGGAGGTAGCTGCATTGGGCAAATCTTTAACTCGTATGTAAGTGGGCATAATTAATCAATGCTGTCTAATTGGATGATGGCACCTGTGTCAGTCGTAATGATCTCATTGTTATCCGTCTCCAGATAATATGTAGTTACAATCTTGTCGATCAGATCCCAATAGGAAGCCCTAATAATGAGGCTGCTTAAGCGTAATGCGAAATTGCTTAGGTTCATGCAGAATCCCCGGCTTTGTAACCCAGGATCGGTCCGGTAGAAGTTACCTGGACTTGCGTGAAATGAAATGGCAGCAAAGTGCCAGCCGGATATGTCCCGGCAATATCTCCTTCAGCATCCGTAACAGTCGCACTGTTAATTGTTGCTTCTGCTGAAAACTGGAGGCACATCAGATTAATGCCAGTGTAATTAGTCCCGGAAGTTAAAACCTTTGGCCTATATGGGCCGTTTGTCAAAGCCTGCTTAGACTGCAGATCAAAATCATCATCAGTTGTCTGAACTAACGGGTTAGTAAAATCTCTTTCTGGCATGGAATGATCACTAAAAGCGGGGAGCAGGGTTTACCCCCTGCCCCCCTGGTTGGTATTGGCGTGTGCGGATGACTAGCTGGATGTGCAAGTAAGCCTTTTGACTGCCTCGGTATTGGTGACCGCAAACTGGCGGTTCCAATCAACAGCAATGATGTCGGACCGGCTAGGCTCATCACGATAAGTCCTAACGGACTCAACTCCTCCACGCCCAGTAGTAAAGCACTTGGCGAAGGAAGGATCTTCCATCGTAGGATTCTGGTCAGCGTAGAACAGGAAGACGTCAGATCCGACATTGCGGGTCTTGCTCTTAGTTGCTCCGGGCTGGGCAGCGTTATACATGAGTCCGCCGATCTGGATCTCCACGGGGAAAATCAGAACGTTGCTGATCATGTCACGGGTGATGCTGGCAAAACCGCTCTTGAAACGAGCCTGGGTCTTAGCGTTGTTACGCAGGATCTGCCAAGCAAGAGTTCCCATCAGGATGCGGTTAGGACGACGACCAAGGGCAGTCTCGATGTTCACAAGCTGCTCGTCGAGCTGCTCGATAGGATCAGTGTTAGCATCCCAGGTTCCTTTGCCAGCCTCAGCGGAAACAGCTCCCTTGATGTAAGCGAACAGATCCTTTTCATGAGACAGAGTAGCGGAAGTGACCAGGGAACGAACCTTGCTTTGCTGGAGACCAACGATGTCGGCTGCGTCTTCGCGCTCGAAATCATCAATAGGGTTTTCCAGAGCATGAGGTTCAAGGTTCAACTGACCATCAGATGCCAGCCAGGGGATACGGGTAGCAGGGCCACCAATAGCACGTTGAGTTTCGTAGGCCTGCCAGCTATTAACTTGATCATAGATCTTGTAACGAGCACGGGCAGAAGGAGCCGTGACCTGTGGGCAGATGAAGTTAGCTGCTGCACTCTCCAGGTCAGGGATGATAGCCTGAGCATAGGTCGTCAACAGAGGATTGCTTGATGCACTTGAAATTGCGCTCATTGTGTTGTTGCCTTTCTAAAATTAAGAAGTGACGGAAGAAACGTTTAACAGACGAGCCTTGATCAAGGCATTGTTTGCTCCGGTTTCCAAAGCTTGAGCCACAGAGTTTTTGTTGCTCGCAGTAGCCTTAAAAGTTCCATTTGTATGTGTGCCAAGAAAAGTTCCAGCATTAACAGTTCCAGCCGAGCTGTGGAGCTTCACATAAACGACTGCATCAATTCCGGCTAAAGCAATGCTGCTTTTCGATCCGGAAGCTGCGCCATCAGTGATAACTCCAACAGTATCAACCGCTGTGTCTGAGGTTTGCAGAGCAGCTTTTCCACTGGAAAATTTGACCGCATAACCCTCCTTGCTAGTGTGATCCTCGTTTGCCTCAAGAGTAACGAGCAATTTGTCTTTTGAGATTCCGTATTGCATTTAAATTCCTTTTATTAAAAGTTGAAAACTTCGGGCTTGAATTCACGAGCCAGACGAAAAGCGTCTTCGCCAGAGATGGCCGGATTCTTTGCCCGGATCTCGGCAATTACACTGTGCATGTTATCAGCAGGCTTTTTTGCAGCCACCTGATCAGGGTTAGCAGGAGTGATGCGCCCGGTTAGGACTTCATGAGACTTTGCCAGAACAGGCATTGCTTCGATCAAATCCTTAGCGGCAACAATGTTACCTTCGGCAACAGCCTTAAGTGCATTAATTGCTTTTTCATCCTTGGCGGCAACTTTGCCATCCTTAACAGCAGATGAAACGAGGTCAGCAACGTCACGTGCTTTAGCCTCTTTCTTCATCTCCTCGTTTTCATCCATTTGGGCCTTGTATTTGGCCTTCATGTCCTTAATGGTGGCCTTCAATTCTTCGTTTTCGGCCTCTAGCTTTTTCAGCTTATCTTCGTTTTCTGGCATTGTATTACCTTTTGTGGTTTCTTCTTTGCGTTCTTGATCAGGCATTTCTGAGGCCGATACGAACCGCAAATCTGTTTCGCTAATGTCCTTTGCTGCCATAACTGCGGCAATGGACCGGAAAGCGGGTCTATTTACTAACCCTCCTGCATTAGGAGTTGTGCCAATCACTTTGCCTTTGGCATCCGTCAGAAAAGTGGGGCTGAAGCGTTTGTAGCTACCGCCTTTAAGAGCCTCGGCTCCCTCATGCGACCACCTAATCTTTGCCCGGATGCCTCCGGCATTAGGATCGTCGCCGCCCCAAAAGAATCCCTCAACCCATCCAGATGCCTCTTCATCATTATGGTTGAAGTCAATGTATGTATCGAATCCCTGAGCCTTTATTTCTTCCAGGGATTTATTGAGTGCTTCAATTATATCCTCGCCAACTTTAACTGTTAGCTTAGTAGGCTTATCATCCTTAGAAGCTACAATGCTATGTTCCCCAGGAGGCATCCACTGAATGTCAGCAGGAGGCTCCCCATTAATATGGATTTCATTGCCATAGCTGGCTTGGATCTTGGCGTAATTAATCATGCTAAATTGGCAGCGGTGTAAATATACTCCTCGATGCCTTCATTAAACTTTTCAACCATATCCTCTTTTGGTGGCAATGCCCCCGGCCAAGGTTTTTGGTTAACCTGCTCCTTAAGCAAATAGTGAGGTTTAATCTCTCCGTCAACACTTGAAACTAATAAGCGATTACCTTTTTCCGATTTTATAACAAATAATTTTTGGCCTAAGTCACGCTCAAGAACCCTTGCGCTTTTACTGTAAGCCTCTTTGCTGATCGGTATAGTTAGGTAACGCACCCTTTTAGCCTTAATAATTCCCCCATAAACTTTTTGAGCGATCCTGGGGTCTAATATTCTCAGAATAGACTCTAAACCTCGCTGAAACGGGGTTTGGATGGATCGACCTATATTAGCCCAAAAATTAGTGCGTACGCCTCCCAGCCTATTTGGTTCAGAAGCATTTTTGGCAGGATAATATGTAGTGGCCATCCAACTGCGGAGGTTATTAGCTCCGGTTTTCATGGCCTCTGGATAGAATTCCGGGTTAGATAATTTATCTAAAAGCCCGGATGTTTTAATATCTAAATCAATCTGCATCCTGAGGGTTATCCATGTTGAAATCCTGGATACGCTCAAAAGCCCCATTAGCTGCCGCAGCTCCCATCGCTTGTTCCAAAGCATCCTGTAAGACTTCATGATTAATTTGATCAAAAAGCTCTGGCATCTCTTCAGTTAAGTTCTCGACCGCTTCAGCAAGCTGTTGGTCGCTGATCTCATCATTTTGAGCCAGAGAAATTATTTTATCAAACACAGGGCGAACAGGCCCCAACCATTCAGCATTTACCCCAGTTAAGCTTTCCATGACTGAATCTGTCAGCTTATCTGTTTTTTCGGGGATCGCCTTAGCTTCTACCTTAGATGGGTTGCAGCAATCACAGTCATCCTCAACAATCTCGCCAGACCAATCCGAAGCATCTAGGACATCTTGAACGGTTTTGCCCTTTTCCCACATCTTACAAGACCAATAACGAGCCTTCCACTTAGGGCCTGGGTCATCACAGTTATGTCTGCTTCTAAAATTTGATCTGCTCTCGTCACTGTCTCGCTGGATCTCCATGTTAGGATCCCCAAACTTAACTAGGACAGTGTTTCCCTTATCATTTTTTACATATACCCCAAACTTTTTGCTATCTCCTTTAGGCAGTCTAAATGGATTGTTCAACCCTGCTCTGGGTTCTTCGGCCTGGATCGGTTCTTTTCCAAGAAACGGCTCAGGTGCGGCAGGAGAAGTAATAACATCCTCGCCTGCCTCAGGAATTCTGATTTTGTGCCTCTCGTAAATTTGATCTTTAGGCAGCTCCATACCCATGCTGATAAGAATCTGATCACGGGTAGCCATTTGAACGGGATCTTCAGCAGATTCAAACTTGGTTTGGAGGTAAGGCAGCTCATCTGTATTGCCGTAATTGAAAGCGATTGCCTTACGGATGATCTGATCGTTGACGTTTTGAGCAGCCCAATCGCAAGCATCTCTTAGGTTATCCTGCCGGACTGCTGCATGAACATCTCCAAGGGCTCTTGATCCGGAGTCACCTACGTCCGTTGTTAAGGTCTGGCCAAGGATCAGGATGTCACAAACCCTGTCAGCTACATCAATTAGATGGTTCTGGGGGTTGTCTGCCCCACCTTTGGATGCTTCTAGCAATTGCACCTCTGATCCCTCCGGGATCATGGCATAGCCAGCCGCAGCAAGGTCTCTAAGCCAAGCCTCAAGGCTATTGCGGTCATTATCACTAAGATTCCTGCCATACTTAGCGACACGCAAAGGAATTCCAAAAATCTGTGCATAACGCATTAGCCATTGGCGGCCGAAAATCATCCCAGACCACCAGAAGGCTAGAACCCTCGAAAAACCATAAGTTAAGGGGTTCCCTGATCTTGTTTTATATCTACCAACTAAAAACTTATCATCTGGCATCTCCACATAACCCCGGCTACCAACCGTGTCGATATTGCGGAGCTTTAACTCAATGCCGGTGCTATCAAATCCCCAGAACTGAGGGTGGACCCAATAGGTTGATTTCGGGCAAATATAGCCATCCTTAAAATCCCAGAGGATTTCCTGCACCGATATGCCTTTACCTATAGCATCGCAAAGGTCATAGATCATATCTTCAAAACCGTTTTCGTTCCGTTTAGGAACTGGCCTCATGTCGTCAATGATCTTCCTAATAAACTCAGCCTTGTCTTGAGCTTCAGGGCTAGGCTCTTCCCCTTGATTAGCAAATGGCTGGACGATATAATCTGCCCTGGATGCTGCCTTTTTAATTTCATGAAGGTTTTTAGCAAGCCTTGGCCACGTGTCTTCCATGATCACGTAGAGATCATTTAGGCTCTGCGGATCTCCGGAAAATGCCGATTGGAGCAACCCCCTGACCTGTGCTGGATCAAGCTTTTCATTCAGGAAAGGGTGAAACTTTTCTCGGAATGATGGCATAATAATACGCTCATCAATCTTTTGTTTTGCTGGAGCTTTGCGAGCTACCTTCTTTTTGGCTGCTTCTGGTGGCATGTTAAAAACCTATTCCTCGGGCTGGCATTGTGTTGTTGTGTCCTAGCTTAAAGCCTTTTGTCGATCTGATTATGCCGTCTGTATTGCCTTGCCTCATCTTTTCGACTGCTAAAGCTAAAGCCATAACCCCATCGTCGTGCATGCCCTCTGGGGCCGAATATTTAACCCCACCGCCTGGCATGTATTCATAACTAAAGCTTTCTAGCTCTGCTTTTAGAGCCGGATCAAAAAACCTTATTCTGTTTTGCTGAATAGCAGCCCTTAATCCCATCATCAAGGATTGTTTGCTCGTTGAGCTAAACTTAAACCCGGAAAAGTTATTACCCTCCATGATTAAATCCTCTACGATTGGGTCACCTACCCCGGTTGAATCCACTAAGGCAGGAGCATAATCTGTTGCCTTGATAATGCTTTCCTTAGTCTCTGCCCAAGGTTTTTGAAATCTAATGTTAACCGAATGGCAACCGTCTTCGTCTAAACCAACGCCCCATGTCCAGTCATGGCTCTTAGCCAAATCCCAACCAAACCAAACTGCCTCCTTGCTGCTTGCAGGACCAAAGCATGACTCGATCGCATCCACCCCAAATGGATTGCCCCCATCATCAGCAGGCACTCCAAGGTATTCCTGATTAAAGACGGCATCCGGTAATTCCTTTCGAGCATCAGCAAGCTCTGCCTCTAGATCTGGGATCGTTGGGTTGTCAATCGTTCCAAGCCTCCAGCTAATCCACTCCTTAGAGTTTTGCTGCCCCTTGAGAAATAACTGATGGAAGAAGTTATGACCTTTAGGTGTGCCAAGGATCCAGGCCTGCCCCTTATAATCCGTCAAAGTTGGTCTTATATCCTGCTCCCACTTGGTTTTTAGATCCCGGACAACAGAAGCTTCATCAATGATCACCCCGTGGTATTTTCGTCCACGTCCGGCATCTGCTTTTTCGAGTGACCAGAAATCTATCCTGCCTCCGGTTGCTAGGTGAATCTCTCTGGTGTGTTTATCTGTCCGGGCAATGATAGAGCCAAGTTGCCTAATGACCTCGTTCCATTGCTCAGACATGAGCTTATAGGTAGGAGAAAACCAGCCATAAGTCTTACCCAGAACCCCAGCAAAAAGAGCTATGTGCAAGCCTAGAGTAGTCTTGCCAAATCGTCGCCCACATTGTAGGACATTAAATCGCTTTGCATGATCAAGGATTTGTTCTTGCCCGGAATGCGGCTGAGGAATATCGACACTGAAATTCAATTATGCATCCACTTGGGTTGCTTGATTACCTCTCCACCCATTGTCACGCTGACTGAAATCTGTCCTTGATGATCTACTTCAGCAGTGTCCTTCATGCCGCAATAATTCTTAGCAGCAAACAGCAGAACGTTATCTTTATCCTCCTTAATCGCCCTCTGCAGGATCTTCATTCTAATGCTTCGGTTTGTATTAGCCCGGCCTCGGCGATACTCGGTGACAAAATCTGAGGCCTCTCCCTCTGAGAATTCACGGGCAACGGTCCGTCTTGAGATTCCCAATATATCAGCCATGTCGTCAAACGTAAGCCCAAGCTGACCAAAGCCATGAGCCATTTCAACCGGAAGCTCAATTTTAGGCCTGCCAACCTTTTTGGGTTTAGGCAATGATCCGTTACGGCTGGAAGATTTTTGCACTTTTCGATTGGATTCAGTTTTCATTTTAACCACTGATCATAGATTTGTTTTGATACTTCTTTAATCATTAAAGGAGGCACTGACATGCCTATCATATATTTGCCGATCCTGTCAGTTTTAGCCTGATAATCATCTGGAAAGCTGCCTAAACGTTTATACTCTCTGAAAGTTAGCCGGCGCATTTCGCTATAATGTCTTACAACATCGCTAGCTGTAAGCGTATTGCTTGGCGTAATTGGATTTAATTTCGCAATATTAAAGCCTGATAAACGGTTTTCTGTTTTTTGAACAAAATCAGCGTAACTTTTTCCAGCTTTTGTATTTGGCCAGCACTTTAAATCAAAAGGGGCTGGCTTTGTTTCTGCTATTTCTCTAGATGTAAGAGCAGGCAAATCCTGCAAAGCCTCCTTAACAGGGATCCATCTATGTCTGAAGGTTAATTTTAATGGCTTTTTGTTTAACTCTTTTTGAACACAGCAAAAAAACACTCTTTCCCGTTTTTGAGGAACTCCGCAATCTGCAGCATTAACTAGGAATAGTTGAGCATGATAGCCAATATCATTAAGTCTTTTTATGACTGCCTTAGTATAGCCTTTAGCATTACCAAGCAACATGCCTTTAACGTTTTCTGCTATAACTATTTTAGGCTTCAGATGATCTGCTAACTCAATAAAGTCAAAAAATAAATCTGATAAGACTTGCTTTGCTTGTCCCTCTCTAAAATGCTTTTCTATTCCCCATGCTTTTTCCCTGCTTCCGGCTGTTGAAAAAGTAGAACAAGGAGGCGAGGCATCCACTGAATGTCAAGATTGTATAATTCATCAGGTAATTTCTGACTCATCAAATCTTTAATTGGGCATAAAAAATAATGCTTAGGATTAAGGTTTTTGGCATAATGATATTGCATTTCTGGATCAATATCATTAGCAGCTAAAACATTAAATCCATTCAGCTTGTAGCCCATGCTGCTGCCACCGCCACATGAAAATGTGGTCATTACGTTAACAGGTTTCTGCTTTATTTTTTGCAGATCTGTTAAATTCCAACCTATTTTATTTGTTAAATTCAAATCCACATTTAGGGCAAGTTGTGTCTAAACTAAAATCATCGACATTTATTTCCTGAGCATCTTTCTCCTGTTCTGCGCCTTCTAATGGCATTAGAAATTGCTGACCATATCCTGTGATTTCTATATCAAAATCATTAAAGGTCTCATCTAATAGCAGCCCCTTTAAAGCATCCTGATCAGCTTCTGCTAACTCAGCAATTCGATTGTCAGCGATCATGTCAGCAAGCTCAGAAGCCTCATCTTTGTAATCCTGCAAATCAATCGGGACTTCCTCACATTTTAGAAGCATGGCTGCGGCAAGTCGCCCATGCCCTTTGACTACATAGCCGGATCTTTTAGAAACCGTGATCGGATTTCGCCAGCCTTGATGCTTAATTATTTTAGCTAAAAGCCGGATCTGTTCAGCCGGATGAGTATTGTAGTTGCGTGGATGCTCGACCAGGGAAACCGGATCACGCATTTCCGTATGCGAGCAATATACTTTTATTTCGTCCATACTAGAGTTTTGTCTTTGGTCTTTATGTTTTTGCCAAAGGCTTTTTTTAAGCGATTAGCAATGCTGCTGTCCATCCTGGATAAATCGACTGACAAGGATTTGTTAAAATCTGTTTTAGGGTCTCTGATTTTTTCATCAGGCTTAATGAGTCCCAATGCAACTGCCTCTCGTCTCCCTACCTCCTGCACATCCATTTGACTATTGAAACCCCAGGGTCCATGAGGAACCCCTAAACCGCCAATCTCCTTTTTGTTCATCTCCAACCAGAACTTGGTGTCGCCTTTGCGCCTTACTGCGTTTT